AAAAAGAAATAGAAAATCTTTCTAGTATGGATGAGCTTAAATCAAGAATTTTTGGACTTTCAAAAGACGAGGCTTTAAATGGCTGAGTACGACCCAATTAAAAAACGAGATTTGATCTGAGTAATCCAGAGGAACAAAAGGAATGTTTTCACTATAGTAATTTGCAACCACTATGGGCAGAAGACAATTTAAGGAAAAATGACAAATACAATGATTAAATGCGAAGAATGTTCACAAGAATTTGAAGAGCGCAAAAAGCTTCATTATCACTTAAGAACCCACAAGCTTTCTCAACAGGAATATTATCATAAGCACTTTCCTAAATTTGATTTGTATACTGGAGAGATCATAACTTTTAAAAATTATGAAGATTATGAATCAAAATTTTTTGAGAAAAAAGGGAACTTGTCTAAATACATATCAACAAATTCTCCTAACCGAGTAAAACAGGTTTTAGGGCAAATTTTAGATCACCGTATTGATTCAAAAGGCTTGATTTGGGAAATGTCAGAAGTTGAGCTTAGAAGTTTAGAGTGGCCTTTTAAAAAACAAATTGAATCTATATATGGAGACTCTTCTATATTTTTTCAAAAGCTAAATAGAAGATACAAAGATTCAGGTGATTTACAAGTAAAAAATTTGAATGGAAAAATTTTTGTAGACACAAGAGAGCAAAAGCCTTATGTATTTGAAGACTGTAATTTTGAAATAACAAATTTAAACTTTGGTGATTATGCTTGTGAAATAAATGGTAAAGAAGGACTCGTTCACATTGAAAGAAAAAATATGATGGATTTTATTCAATCGTTTTCTTCTAATAACTACGATAGATTGAGAAAGGAGTTCCAAAGAGCAGAAGTTTGTGGAAAAAATATAATTGTATTAGTTGAGAAAGATTTGGGGTCGATGCTCGGCTTTGATAAAATGCCGCGAATTAAAAAATTTGTACGGGCTAGCTCTCAGCATATATTTCATAACGTGAGACAAACTTATCAAGAATTCAGAAATGTGCAATTTCTATTTGCGAAAGACAAGGAAATAGCAAAGGTTCTTTGTAAATCTATTCTTTTTAACGAGCATTTATTTGAATACGATTTACAATATTTATATAATACAAAATTGTTGAATGTGGTTTGAGACACAAAAATACAAAAAATCAGTTGTAGATTACAATAAGGAATTATTGGAGTTGAAGGGTGATTTGTCTGACAAGCAAGCTAAGATTACTCTTGCTAAATTTCTCCGTCATAACATAGGATTTACCGTAGAGCTTTTGTCTGGAGTTAAATTGGCCCCCGTTCAAGAAATTGTTCTTCGTGGAATGCTGAATAGAAACTTTAGCATGTTCGTAGCTGGTCGTGGTGTTGGAAAATCTTTTCTAGCGGCTGTATTTTGTGTCTTGCAATGTATTTTCGAACCTAATACAAAAATACTCATTGCTGGTCCGACTTTTCGTACTGCAAGATTCATATTCAATAATATCGAGAAACTAGTTGAATCAAAGGGAGCGGATTTATTGGCTCAAGCTTTTTCAATCAAACCTTCAAAAAGAAATGACCAAAATGAATGGAAGATAAATGGCGGAACAATAACCGCAATTCCATTAAACGGTGAAAAGATTCGTGGTTTTCGCGCCAACATATTGTTGCTTGATGAGTATCTTCTTCTTCCAGAGGAGCTTATCAAAACTGTATTGATGCCATTCTTGGTGGCTCCACAGAATATGGGAGAGCGCATCGAAATCAGAGAACTAGAGGATAAACTTATATCAGAAGGATTACTTAAAGAAGAAGATAGAATTGTTTTTGATAACACTTCTAAAATGATAGCTCTTTCTTCCGCTAGCTACACTTTTGAAAATTTATATAAGACATACAAAGAATGGATAGCCAAAATCCAAGACAAGGAAGTTGGAGAAGCGTCTTATTTTATTGCTCAATTAAGTTATGAAGCTATGCCCAAAGACATGATTGATAGAACAGTCATTGAGGAAGCTCAAGATGGAGGTTCGTCCAATGCTTCGTTTTTACGCGAATATTGCGCCCAATTCACTGATGGATCTGATAGTTATTTCAGTGCCAAAAAAATGCACGAATGCACCATTCCAGATGGAGAAATGCCAACCACAAGAATAAAAGGGGTAGCTGATAAAAAATACGTTCTTGGAATTGACCCATCGTTTTCAAACAGTCCAAGTTCTGACTATTTTGCTATGTCAGTAATGGAAATCGATGAAGAAGCAAAAACTTCTACATTGATTCATTCTTATGCAGTTGCTGGCGGCGACCTCAAGGATCATATCAAATACTTATCTTATTTATTAGAAGCCTTTAATATAGAGTTGATTGTAATTGATAGCGCGGGTTATCAGTTTATTGATAGCTATAACGAATCTGAGTATTGTCATAAAAATTTATCGTTTATAGACTTTGAAACCGATAAAGAAGGCTCGGAACACATTCAAGCTATTGTAAAAGCTAAAACTACATACAATAAAGAAAATGGAGCTATTTGCATAAAACAGAATTTTACTTCTGCATTTTTGAGAAGATCAAACGAATATCTCCAAGCTTGCATAGACCATAAAAGAGTGTGGTTTGCGTCAAAGACAACCGCAAACGATACAGCTTTCTCAAAAGCGAGTTCTCAAAGAGTAAACATTGATTTGGTTGGTCATCCAAATATTCTAGAGTTTATTGAGTTTCAAGACTCTTGGGTTTATCAGACTAAAAAGCAATGTTCGTTGGTTGAGGTCAAAACTACTGCCAAGGGTACTCAGTCATTTGATTTGCCGCAACACTTGAAAAGATCTACTTCAGCAAACAAGGCTAGAAAAGATAATTACACAACTCTCATGTTAGGATGTTGGGGAGTAAAATGCTATTTTGATATGATAGATTACAAACAAGAAGAGGTTGAGAATACTTTTACTCCTTTTTTCGTGTAAAGTGTAAAATATAGAGGAATGGCTATAAGTAAGAAAAAACAACAGGAGCAAGGTGAAACGGCTACAGCCAAAAAGGAGCAGGAACTTCCATCTCCATTGATGGCGGAAATTAAAGGCTCTTCTACTGGCGTTGTTACGCGAACCAGAGGAAATCGTGCCGCTTTTATTGAAAGAACTCAAAGGTTTACGAATATCGAAGATGGCCTGATTCCATTCAATTATTCCAAAACTGCTCAGAACACTTCAAACTTAGATGTTAGAGATGCTGTTGTTCTTTGTCAAAAAGCTTACTACAATATAGCTGTATTCAGAAATACTATCGACTTGATGTCAGAATTTTCTGTGGGCGATATTTACCTTGAGGGAGGAAATAAAAAGTCAAGAGACTTCTTTAACGCCCTTTTCAAGAAAATGAATATTTGGAATTTTCAAGATCAATTTTTCAGAGAATACTATAGATCTGGAAACGTATTTATTTATAGATTTGATTATAAAATCAAAGAAGAGGAAATAAAGAAAATCACTCAAACTTTCGGGACATCTCTTTTGAAAGCTGCCGAGATGAAACTTCCTGCAAAATACAGTATCCTCAATCCTGCGGATATCCAGATGGGTGGAAATATTTCATTTGCTTCTGGATCTTATTTTAAAGTGTTGAGTGACTATGAAGTAGCAAGATTAAAATACCCTAAAACAGAACAAGATCAAGAAGTTTTTGATAACCTTCCAGAACAAGCTAAAAAGACAATCAAAACTACAGATTCTGGAACAGTGACGATGATTTTAGATCCAAATCGTACTTATGGAGTTTTTTACAAAAAGCAAGATTATGAGCCTTTTGCTGTTCCTCTTGGATTTCCTGTTCTTGAAGATTTAAACTACAAAAAAGAGTTGAGAAAAATGGATATGGCTATTAGTCGTACCATGCAGCAAGCAATTTTACTTGTTACTACTGGAACAAAACCGGGAGAAGGTGGAGTAAATCCTAAAAACTTAATTGCTCTACAGGGTCTTTTCGCAAATGAATCTGTCGGCAGAGTATTGGTTGCAGATTATACTACTGATGCTAAATTTGTTATCCCGCAAATTGCTGATATTCTTGATCCGAAAAAATACGAGGTCTTAGACAGAGACATCAGAGAAGGTCTTGGGAATATTCTTTTGAATGAAGAGAAGTTCGCTAACACTAAAATCAAGATGTTGGTTTTTGTTCAAAAGTTAAATGAGTCAAGAAAAGCTTTCTTGAAAGACTTTTTGATTCCAGAAATGAAAAGGATCGGAAAGCAAATCGGATTTCGTTCTATTCCTACTCCAAATATACAAGATATTGATTTTGACGACAAGGTCGCAATTAGCAGAATTTACAATAGACTAATAGAACTTGGGGTGCTGACTCCAGAGGAGGGTCTGGAAGCTATTGAAACAGGAAGACTTCCAAATTTTGATGATTCAATTGAATCTCAAAGAAAATATCAGGCTTTGAGGGACGAAGGATTGTTTCAACCAGTGATTGGGGGTAAAGCTAACGCTCCATCTCCAAATGTTGGAAGGCCGACAGGTTCTGGAGGAGAAGATCAAGTTGAAACGTCTAGAGCGAGTGATAAATATTCAATGAAGAAGCTTGTTGAATTAATGAATCAATACGACTCTTTAGAGAAACTAGTTAAATTAGAACTTAGAGCAAAGCACGGTAAAAAACGCTTGACAAATCAGCAAAATGAATACGCTTCTATGCTTTCTGAAATGATAGCTAGAAATGTAGCTCCTAAAAATTGGAACTCTAAAAATGTTCAAGATTTTATAGAAAACCCTGTAGATAGACAGCACTTCGCTCACATAGACGAAGTTGCTGCTAGTCATGACTTGGATTTCAAAATGGCAACGCTTCTTAGCTTGAGCAAAATAGAGTCATGTCAAGAGTAAGAGTCATATATCAGAATGAGGCTGTATATGTAGGTCCACCAAAAATTAGTGGGGGGTCAAATGAATCTATATTCCCCGGAAACAACATTTTAAAAAACATATCAAATGTTCAAGGTGTTCAATATGGGATTTCTGTAAATCATCAAGATATTGCGATGCTTGGCAAACGTGGCACTGAAAGAAGTGTCGTGGTTACAAAGCCAGCAGTGAGTTTTTCAATGACTTATGGATTTGAAGGATTTACAAATGAAAAAAAACTTGGTTTTGATTTAAACTACAGAACTGGTGACGTAAGTTATGTTGACGATACGTTTTCATTGTTTTTAATATCTGGATTCGCTAGTAACGCAGACCGAACATTAGATAAAAGGAATTTTTATATCGCTGTAGCAGATGAAGGAAATGACTTGTTAAATAATGAGACTTCATTTGATTC